TCATAGCGGCGGTTGAAGTCCTCGATGTCCTTTTCCGTCAGCTCGCCGTTCTTGTCGGAGATAAGCTGTGCCCAGTCATCGTACAACTGCTTCAGCTCACCGTTGATGAGGTCTTCCATGGAATAGCTCAGCAGGGCTTTCTGCATGTCCGTGGCGAAGTCCTCGGCAAAGTCCTTGGAGGTTTTCTTCATGTCCATCAGGTTGGAGATGAAGCTGTCCTTCATGCTGTCGAAACTTATCTGGGTGATGGTCTCGCGCCAGCTGTCGGTCAGTTCCTCTATCTTTCCTGCCTGGTCCGCGTAGTCCTGCAGCTTGTCCAGCACATCATTTCCATAACCGCCCTTGCCGGTGTTCTTGATGTACTCGGCTATATCTACATTGGAGAGGAGTTTCTTCATCTCCTCCGGTGTAAGGCTCCAGATGCTGCCGTCGAAGTTCTCCTTCACGTTCTGCCTTATCCATGCCGTCTGGTCATCGGAAAAGCCGTTCCAGTAATAGTTCCAGCTGTGATGGTGCTTCCAGTAGCTTGCCTGCGCCTGTGCGATGCCCAGATAGTTGGCGTTGGTCTCCTCCTGATTGCGCTTGGCCTGCTCGTAGGCATCGGTGGCTTTCTGACCGTAGCTTTTCTCCATCACGTCAGTCAGGTCCTCGATGGCGTTCTGCAGGAGTTCCGTGCGCTCGGTCAGGTTCTCTATGGTCTTTTTCACCTCCGCCTCATTGCCGTTCAGTCCGAAAAGGTCATCAATGCCGAACCACCCGGCAATGCCGCTGAGCAGTCCCTGCACGATGTTGCCCACGTCCTTGATGACATCGATGATGATTTCGGGAAGTTCCTCCACCACCTTGTTTATCGTGTCGGCCACCTTGTCAAGCAGGTCGTTGATAAAGCCTTTCGGGTCATCGCCCAGCGCGTCAAGTATCTGGAGTATGGCACCGACGATGCCGCCTATCTTGCCACCCAGTTCCCCCAACGACTTGCCGATACCGTCAGAGCCTTTGGAGAGCGAGGTGATGAGCTTGGTGATGCCGTTGGCAAAGCCGTACAGCGAGCCGTCAGACATCTCGTTCAGGTAGCCGGTGAAGTTTTTGATGCCCTGTGCCGCCGCGTTGGTGTTGTCGGTGAGGGTTTTCCGTGCCTTGTCGCTGGCCTCCTGCGCCTCGTTCTGCGATGCTGCCGTCGCATCGACCTTGCCCTGCGCTATGTCCACCGCTTTCTGCGCGATTTCCTTTGAGGCATCGTCGGTGGCGTCTGCAAGGTCTTGTTGCGCCTGTTCCAAATCGGCCACGGCCTGCGTGTGGGCGTCGGTTTTCTCACGGAGCGTGCGCACGCTGTCCTGATAGGTCTTCACGTTCTCGGCGATTGTGCCCCATATCTTGAAGTTGAAGGCACTGGTACTGTTGCCGCCGGTCTCGTCCTTCAGTTTCGCCTGAAGGTCGGTATATACTTTCTTGTTTTCCGCCGAGAGTTTCTTGAACTCTGAGGTCTGCATGTACTCCTCTATCTTGGCGAGTGTCTCTTTAGCCATGTCTTTGAGCACGTTGCCGACGCCCTCGAAGGTGGTGCTCCAGTCTATGTTCAAGGCGAGGTTCTGGGCATTGGTCTGGCTGACGGCAGCGTCACGCTCCTTTTCGAGCTTGCGGACTTGCCACCGCTTTTCCTCCGCCGTGCCTTCACCCTCGTTCACCTCACGTATCTTCTCTGCATATTCCTTGGCGATGGCGTATTTCTGCTCCTGAAGCGTGCCATACTCGCGCAGATAGTCCACCATGGCCTGAAGTTCGTTCTTCAGGGATTCCTTGTCGATTTCCTCCAACCCCTTGCGCTGTGCTTCCTGTGCCAGCCGTAGCCGTTCCGCAAGGGCATTGCCCTGCTCTTCCGTGAGATTTCCGCCCTGTGCATCGCGCCACTTGGCCTCCTGTGCCTTTATCTCGGCTTCCTCTTTCTGATAATTGAACCTTATCTGTCTGATACGCTTGGCGCTGCCTTCTGCCATCTGGCTGATACTTTCCTGCTCGTTCTCCTGACGGAGCCGTGCAAGTTCTTCTGCACGTTTCTGTTCGGCCGCTTTCTCGCGCTCCAACTCTTTCTGCCTGTCCTTGTCACCGTTTCCACCGGTCGGCTTGTGCTCAGGCTTGGTATGACCGCCGATATTGCTGTTCTTGCCTATCTCACCCATTTCTTTGGTCAGGTCTTCTGCCTGTTTGAGCAGGTCGTCACGGAGTTTCTCGGCATCGGCGATGACCTGTTCCTTATTCTTCTCGTTCTCCTCCTTGATGATGGCCGACGCGTCTATCTGACCGTTGGTCTCGCTTTGCGCAAAATAAAGGAGAGACTGCTTGAACCACCCCATGGAGCCTTCGACATCATCGGCATCGGTCGCCTTCAGTTTGTTCACCTTGTCGTCGGCTTCCACGGCCTTATTGACCAGTGCCTGCGCCTTGGCTTGCAGAAAGAGCATCTGGATATAGTCGGCTGCTTTCTGTGTGAGGACATCGTACCACTCGGCAACGGTGTCGTAGTAGCCGAACGCCTCGCCGTACTTGCGGTTCAGTTCTTCGGTCTTCTTCTTTTCCTCTTCCTTGCTGCCGGTGAACTCTTTCAGTTCGCGAATGGTGTTGTCTATCTCGAAACGGGTCTTTATCATCTGCGCCCTGCCCTCGCTCTCCACCTCGATGAGTTCCTGCGCTTTCTGTCGTGCCTCTTCCTGTGCGTCGCTGTATTTGTTGAACAGGACTATCAGACCGGTAATGACTGCGGACAAGCCCAGCGTGAGGGTCGCCATGAGTGCCGATGCCGCTGCGGTGGAGATACCGAGCGATGCCGCCAGCCTTGCATTGGCCGCCGTCAGCAGGTTCTTCATCTTCACCACCGTCACCAGACGGAACGCGGAGTCTTTGTTAAGGGTGTTGAATACCTGCTGCAGCCCCATCGTGACGGCCATGACAGACTGCACCCTCGCCTGTATCTTGGCAAGGTTCTTGTTCTCGGAGGCGAACAGCGACACGGCACCGGTAGCAGCGGTAAACATGCCGGACAGACCGCTGATACCGGACATGAATCCCTGCAGATTTGCATCGTCATTGGAGAGTATCTTGGTCTGGGTATGGAGGTCGGCGATGGTGTCGGACAGCAAGGCTGCTTTCTCCGCCATCTCGCGGTACTCTTCCGTGTCCTGCTTGCCCTCCAGTCGCATCTTGGCCATCGCGTCCTGCAACTCGCGCAACTGCATGGCCAGACGCTTGTTGCTCTCCCGGTTTTCCTCCTGCTCGCGTGTGAGGCTGGCGAGTATCAGTTTCTCTTCCTCCAGCGCTTTCTTGGCCGCGTTGAGTTCGGCGAGGGCTGCTGACTGGGCGTTTCCGGGGGCTGCGTTCTTGTAGGCTTTCTCTAATTCCTTGATACAGGACGTGGTGTACTTCACCAAGTCCTTGCTCTCGGCGATACGCTCGGCAAGGGTCTTCTGCGCCACTGCCGCCGTGGTGCTGGACTCGGAGAGCTTGCCATGCTCCTTCTCCAAGTCGGACACGGCCTTTTCCGCCTGGCGGTGCTGTTTCTCCAGATAGACGAGGGTATTCCGTTCCTCGTCCAGCACCTTACGGCAAGCCATGACATCGGCGGCGAGTTCCTTCTGGGCGGTACCGGGTTTCATGCCTGCAAGCTGCCGCTCCATACGGCTGAGGTCCGAGGCCACGCCGTCAATGACCTTGTGCTGCTCGGCTATCTTGGCGTTCACCAGCTCGGCCGCTTTCTTGGCATTGTCGATGAGGGTGTCGATATGCGCGTTGGCATTGTCGATACCGTCACTCAGTTTGTCCTTCATCAGGAACTCTATCTCTACGGGCTTGCTCATGCTTTCAATTCAGTTTACTTTGAAAAAATCCTGCTATGTCCTCGGCTTCCTCCTCGGCGGTCTTGCCGCTGTCGGGTCTGCCGGCTTTCTTCTTGATGTAACGTGGGGCGTCGCACAGCATCATGATGAGGGTCTGGTAATTCACGCCGTGGAGTATGTAATCCACGCTCCAGCCTGTCGCGCTGGCTATCTGCCACACGAATCCGAAAGGGCTATGGGAACCTTCATACTCGGTCCTTAACTCCCCTTCTTTCCTTGGCTCAGTCTCAGCTTCATCGGATTCGTCCGTTCCGCGGATCTGATAATACTCATAAAAGGGCCTGTGCCCATCAGTCGCTCGAACTGCTCGGTGGCGGCCACCTGGTACCGGTACGCCACGAAGTTGCGCACGAGCCACGCGGTCAGCCCCACAAACAGATGGCGGGATATATACCCCCTGCACACGGTGTAGGCGATGATGCGCGACAGGCGCTTGCCGTGTCTGGCCATGAAACGCATCTGCTCCAGCTTGGGCAGTGTCCGCACCTCCTCTGCCGTTGTGTCCATCTCCAGATACTGCCGCCCGATTTCTATCTGCCCTGCCAATGTGGGGCGTTTCATGGTGATGCGCACCTTCAGGGGTTTCTTGCGGAACGGCAGCCGTATGTCCTTAAACGGCACGGAGACACCCCTGTCAAGGAGTGCCTCCGCCGCTTCTTTTTCGATTGCTCGGTTCATGCGCTACTCCCCTGGTTTGGTATCGGCCACATCATAGGGAGCACTGCCGTCATCAGGCGCGTTCACCGTCAACTGGCACTCTATCTTGGAGACTTCGGTCAGGGTGAGCTTGCCTCCGAGGTTGGCCATAAGGGTGGCACTCGGTATCGTCACTGTCTGCCCGCTCTTCAGCTGAATCTCACACTTGTCTCGGAGTTCCACAAGGTCGGTCGGGGCTTTCCAACCGGTATAGGCTCCTTGCGTGCCGACAAGCGTACCGCCAAGGGCGAGCTGGAGGTTCTCGTAGTCCAGCTGTATGAGGTTGAACGTGGGGGCTATCGTACCGTTCTTCGTGACGAGGGTCAGCACGGGGGCACCGGGCACCTGTTCGGCTTCTACATCGACCTTCTCGGGCTTGGCTCCGCCCCAGTCCCAACTGCCTTTCTCTATATAGCCGACGGTCTTGTCTCCAAACTTTACGACACCTATGCCGTACATGAATTTCTTACTTTCTGCCATATTCTTTTTGTTATGATTGTTAATACTGTGCCGGTCGCCACTCCGACAATAAAGGCGATGAGAAGCATCTTCCACGGATTTGAACTGCGTTCTTTTTCCGTTCTGGCTTCATTCTTCTGTTGCTCCAATGCTTTCTTGTAGCTCGCCATCTGGCGTTCATAGTACTCGCACTGGCGTTGCAGACTGTCGCAAGTGGCATACACAACGATGGTGCCACCTTTGTTCTGCACGGTTGCGCTGGC